TTGCTCCACCATCAACTACACCAGCACCAACACCGGCTGTAAATCAATATGGTCAAGTTGAAGAAGGGAGATTTGTAAATCCTGCAGGTCAAACATATACGCAATCAGATATAGATAGTGTAGAAACATTAAAAAGTTTTAATACAGATTTAGGCGACGGCGCTGCCCAGTCAAAATTAACACCGGGAGAAAAGGCTTACTTAGAAGATCCTGCTGCTGAAGAACCTGTAGATAGTTCTAAATTTCCATTTATTCATCCAGAAGATACCGCCGGACCGATACATACATTTAATACAGGTGATAAACGTGTTGATTATGTTGCTAGAAATGAAAGACCATTCCATCTTCCTGCATCAGAAGGCGATTATGTTGTTACAAGAACTAATGATCAAGGTGGAGAAATCATCATCTATGTATTCCAAGAAACTGATCAGTTCTGGTTCCCATTTACTATTCCGGGGTATGAAGCAGAATCTGGTGCAGGTGTTCCATTTAAAAACTTAGACAATATTGTAAGACAACCTACATAAAAGGATACATATAATATATGGCAGAATTAACAAGAACCACATCTAGTAGTAGCAGTTACGGTGCAGGCGGCCCGTACGAAGCCATTGTGGTAAATCATCTAGATACAACCTATATGGGAACGCTAGAAGTAGAATTGTTAAAATATACAACTACAGGTAATAACCCGGAAAGAACTGGACAAACTCATACAGTAAGATATTTAAGTCCATTTTACGGAGTAACACCTCAGCGCCACGAACAAACAAACGATGGGTACGACTATACACAAAAAAGCTACGGATTTTGGATGGTTCCTCCTGATGTAGGAACAAAGGTTATTGTACTATTTTTAGAAGACAACGCTGCACACGGATATTGGATAGGATGTGTTCAAGATCAATTTATGAACTTTATGCTTCCGGACGGCCGAGCAAGTACAAAGGCTACTACTGAAGCTACACCAAGTGCGCTACGTAATTTAAAATTACCTGTAGGCGAATATAACAAAAGAGTTGAAACAGGTGAAGGCAAAGATCCTACAAAATTTAGAAAACCTTATAATAAAGATTTCTTTCAAGTTCTAGAAACACAAGGATTATACAAAGATGAAATTCGAGGCACAACTACAAGTAGTGCTAGAAGAGATATTCCGAGTATGGTTTTTGGATTCAGTAGTCCAGGACCTCTAGATAAGCGTCCGGGTTCGCCAAAATATGCATACGGTAATCAAAATTCTAAAGCTGAACAATTTTATAATAGACTAGGCGGTAGTAGTTTAGTATTTGACGACGGTGATGATAAATTTATACGTAGAGTGCATGCCGAAAATGGTCCTCCGGAATATGCAAATGTTGAAGCAAATGATGTACAAGGCGATCAAACCATTCCTCATAACGAATTAGTTAGATTGAGGACAAGAACTGGCCATCAAATTCTTTTACATAATTCAGAAGACTTGATTTATATTGCAAATTCAAGAGGCACTGCATGGATCGAAATGTCATCGGATGGCAAAATAGACATACATGCTGATGATAGTATAAGTTTAATGACCGGAGGCGATTTAAATATTACAGCAGAACGTGATATTAATATGGAATCTGGTAGAAATATTAATATGAAAGCAACTGCTAGATATAGTGGCGAACAATCACAAGATGTTAATGGTAATGAATCTGGCAGAGTCCAGATAGAAAGTGTGTTCAATACTAATATTGATGTCGGCAAAGATTACAAATTAACTGTACATCAGTATTCTGATACTGTTGTTGAAGATAAAATGAAAGTGTTAGTAAAAGGTGATTACCATTTCCATACTAACAAAAGTAGATTTCAGGGTGCTGATGCTATGACACATGAAAGTAGTGGATTTAGCTGGTATCGAAAATCTGGAGGCAATATCAATGATTTAGCATTAGGCATTGTTGCAATTGATGCCGGCGGCGGCGGCGGACCAGATATCCATCTTAACAGTACTTTAGCTCAATCTGCAACAACTCCTGATGACGCTGTTCCGGTTACAGTTTTACCAACTATTAATCTAAGTTATGTTCCACCGGGTTCAGAATCTTCAGAAAACTATGAAAGTATATTATGCCGAGCACCGCAGCATGAGCCCTGGTCTCAGCACGAAAATATGAATCCTTTAGCGTACAAAACTCCTGAAACTGATAGAGAAGCTTCGGGTGCTTTAACAGAGTCGCCATTTAGGCCATTAACTCCGGATACATTTGCAAAAGGTGGCGACACTAGAGCATTTAATTCGCAACAAAGAAATAGAATAGCAGGCGAAGGCGCACCTGTTACAGCAGGGTCGTCACCGGTTACAGGTAGTTCTAACTCAACAGTTGATCCTTTAGGCCCTGATGCAACAGATCCAAGAGGTCCGGATCAAAGAGGAGGCACTGGCGGGACTAATTTTGTAGGACAAGCACCAAGTGACTTAATTGACTTTATTAAATCTAAAGAAGGGTATGTTGAAGCATTATCAGATGGTAGAGTTAGAGCATATTGGGATTATGCACAGTATAGTATTGGATACGGCACTAGAGCATTAAATGCAAATGAAGTTATTACTCAGGAAGAAGCCGAACGAAGACTTGGAGACGAAGTTGCACGATTTAGACAAGAAGTTATACGTTATGGACAAGATAACGGATATAACTGGACTGATCCTCAAATTGACGCATTAACTAGTTTCTCTTACAACTTAGGCACAGGCGGGCTAAGTCAAGTAACAGACAGTGCTGTTAGAGATAATAATACTATTGCAGAAAAAATGCTACTTTATGTAAATGCTGGCGGCAGGCCGTTGCAAGGTCTAATTGATCGACGTAGAGCCGAAAGTGCTTGGTTTAGAAGTGGCATCCGAGCTGAAAGATAAATATTACTATGAGTAATTTAGAAAAAAATCTATATAAAAGAGTTAGTGTTGCACCTGCTAAAACGGAGGATGTAGGCAAAAATAACGTTGCTTATAGAGGATTTTCCACGACAGACATAACAAGAGAAAGCTACAATCTTTATAATTTTGAAATTATAAAGCAAGATATAGTAAATCATTTTCATATTAGAAAAGGTGAAAAACTAAGCGATCCGAATTTTGGCACTATAATTTGGGATGTATTATTTGAGCCATTTACTGAAGATTTGCGCCAAGCTATACTCGAAGATGTAACTACAATTTTAAACTACGATCCTAGAGTAAATGTAGCACGAATACTTGTCGATACTTACGAAAGCGGAATACAAGTTGATGCTGATGTTATTGTTATACCTTACAATTTACAGCAAACTATGCAATTCAAATTTGATCAGGCTGCTGGCCTAACAAATTAAACACGCACATAATTTAATCACATAAATACATTAAATGTAAGGATAGGTAAATGTCAGTATCTGATAGACAGAATAGACTTCTAATCAATCAAGATTGGAAGAGAATTTATCAAAGTTTTCGAAACGCAGATTTTCAAAGTTATGATTTTGAAAATCTTCGCAGAACTATGATTCAGTATCTTAGAGAAAACTATCCAGAAGATTTTAATGATTATATCGAAACAAGTGAGTATATTGCACTAATTGATCTAATTGCATTTTTAGGTCAAAATCTGTCTTTTCGTGTTGATCTTAATTCTAGAGAAAACTTCCTTGAAACAGCAGAACGTAGAGAAAGTATTTTAAGGCTTGCAAGACTAGTTAGTTATAATCCAAAGAGAAATCAAGCAGCAAACGGATTATTAAAGTTAGAAGCAATAAAGACAACAGAAAGTGTTATTGATAGTTCAGGATTAAATTTAAGCGGAACAACAGTGTCGTGGAATGATCCTAGTAATGCACAGTGGTTTGAACAGTTTATAAAAATATTAAACAACACATTGCCAGTAAGTAACCCTATCGGCCAGCCTATTCGAAGTGCAGATATAGAAGGAGTTCCTACTGAGCAATATAAAATTAATTCTTTAAATACCGGTCTTCCTGTTTATGCGTTTAGTAAAACAGTTCAAGGCGAAAGTACAAAGTTTGAAATTGTATCTACTGCAATTAGCGGTGCATCGATAGTTGAAGAACCGCCACTACCTGCAAACAATCCTAGTTTTGTATATAGAGATGACGGACAAGGTGCTGGCAGCTCAAATACAGGTTTCTTTATGCACTTCCGTCAAGGCAAACTTGAAAGAGGCGAATTTAAAGTTGATAATCCTACACCTAATCAAGTAGTAGGAATTGATAGTACAAATATTAACAATAGTGATGTTTGGTTATATGGATTAGACTTAAATGGGTTTGAAAATCAGTTATGGACTAAAGTTGATGCTGTTGAAGGAAACAATGTAATATATAATAGTCTAATAAAAAATGTTAGAAATGTATATGCTGTAAGTTCTAGAATAGAAGACAGAATTAATTTAGTATTTGCTGATGGTGTATTTGGCGATATACCTAGCGGAAATTATAGGGTATATTATAGAACAAGTGCAAATAGATTTTTAAATATTACACCTCAAGGCATGAATAATATTAATATAACTATTCCTTATGTAAGTAGAAGCGGCACAAGTGAAAAACTTACATTAACGTTTAGTTTAAAATCATCTGTAAGTAACAGCTCACCTGCAGAATCTAATGCAAGTATTAAACAAAATGCTCCTGCTACTTATTATACACAAAATAGAATGATTACAGCTGAAGACTATAATATAGGTCCTTTAGGTGTGAGCCAAGATATTTTAAAAGTTAAATCAATTAATAGAATATCGAGCGGTATAAGTAGATATTTTGATTTAAAAGATGTTACAGGAAAATATAGTAATACAAATCTTTATGCAAATGATGGATTATTGTATAGAGAAGAATTTTTAGATAAATCAAAATTTAATTTTACAACACAGACTGATATTGAAGGAGCAGTTTATAATACTGTTTTACCTATAATTAGAAATCAAAATATTAAAAACTTCTATTATAAAAATTATCCAAAAATAAGTGCAATTGATTTAAATGCAAAATGGAATCAACAAACCACCGGAACAAATGAAAATACAGGATATTTTACAGATACTGATAATTCAAAATATCAAGTAGGCGATTATACAGCAAACAATTTAAGATTTTTGAAAAAAGGAACAATGGTAAAATTTAGTGCTCCTGAAGGTTTCCACTTTATGGCTAATAACAACTTAATGGCAGGTGAAGCAAACCATGTAGGATCTAAAACTTATATCTGGACTAGTATTATAAGTGTTGATAGAGATGGCACTGATGCTAGTAGATCATTAGGACCTATATTCTTAAATGATAATGTTCCTGATGGATGTATTCTTTCTGAAGTACGACCAATAATTTCAAATACTTTAGACAGTGATTTAATTTCGCAAATTATTGATCAAGCATTTGCTTATAATGATTTTGCTCTGAGATTCGATCAAGAAGAAGGCACGTGGAAAATTATACTTGCAGAAAATATCAATACTATTAATAATTTTAATTTAGGCAAAGCAGGAAATATAAATGCACAAAATCTAGATTCAAGTTGGTTATTATATTTTAAAACAAATGGTGAAAATTATGAAATTACATATCGTAATTTAAGATACATTTTTGAAAGTGAAAGTGAAATTAAATTTTATTATGACGACGGCGATAAAATTTATGATTCGAAAACTGGCCAGTTACTTAAAGACAAATTAGATATCTTGTCTATTAATACCCAGCCTGATAGCCTGCAACCATTTACAAGAGATTTTACTTGGTATATTACAGATGCGTTTAGAGATAAAAACGGATATATTGATACCAAGAAAATACAGCTAGACTTTTTTGATTCAGACGATGACGGCATTGCTGATGACATTGATCTGTTTGATGAAATAATTAATCCGGGTGTTAATACTTTAAACAAATTAATTTTTCAAGAAAAATTAGTTAGTAAAGAAGGTATTGAAACTTACAAATATTTTGATAATTCAAGAAATACAATTTTACCTGTGCAAGAAGAATCAAGTGTCGGAGCATGGAGTCAGTATATAGATGGTCAAATATTTTATATCTCTGAATTAAATGTATTTAAAAAGATTAATAAAGTTGAAAATAGTTTCTTAACAATAAGCGACTATAAAGCATTTGTTGGTAGAGATAAATTTAAATTTTATTATGTACATGTTGCAGATAGTAATCAAAGAATTGATCCTAGTGTGAGCAATATTATAGATGTTTATACACTTACAAGAAATTATGATTCACTGACTAGATTATGGCTTTCGGGAGAACTTGCTTCGAAACCATTGCCTCCTAGCAGTGATACACTTTTTAGAAATTACGGCGAACAAATCGGCAAAATTAAATCAATTAGCGACGAAGTTGTTTATCATCCAGTTAAGTATAAAGTACTGTTTGGAGAAAAAGCAATGCCTGATTTACAAGTAAGTTTTAAAATTACTAAAAATCCTGATCTTGTTTTAAATGATAATGAACTTAAATCTGAAGTTATAGAAAACATTAATAGATTCTTTAGTTCTGACAATTGGGACTTTGGAGACACTTTTTACTTCCAAGAACTAAGCACATTTGTTATGCAAAATATGTCGCCAAATTTGGCAAGTATTGTTGTAGTTCCTAAACAAGCAGATCAAGTATTTGGAAGTTTATTTGAAATAAAATCAGAGCCGGATGAAATTTTTATAAGCGGTGCAACAGTTGCAGATATAGAAATCATTGACGAATTAACATCTATAAAATTACAAACAGGCGGAAAAGTTATTAGTTCATCATCGACTACTAATAGCGGAATACAAAGCAGCAGTGCAAATACATCGAACTCGTTAAATTCTAATGGGTCATCAAGCGGAGGCTATAGCTACTAATGTCGAACAATAATCAAAATGATTTTGAACTGCCAACACCGGGTAATAATCGTAGAAAGTCGTCGAAACTTTTACCGAGATTTTTTAGAACAACTGCAAACGTAAATTTTTTACAAGCAACCGTTGATCAATTAATACAACCTGGTGTTGCTGAAAAGTTATCTGGCTATATGGGCAGAAAAACAGCAAAAGCATATGCTCCGGCACAGGATAATTATATTGGTGACTTTTCTAAAGAAAGAGAACAATATCAATTTGAGCCTAGTGTTGTAATTAAAGATGATTTAAATAACGTAAATTTTTATGGCGATTACAATGATTATATTAATCAATTAAAAACTTTTGATAGTGATACTAGAGATCACAGCAGATTAAATAGCCAAGAAAGTTATCCCTGGAACCCTAATATTGATTGGGATAAATTTGTTAATTTCCGTGAATATTATTGGTTACCGAATGGCCCTAGCACAATAAATGTTAGAGGACAAAACTTAGAAATAGAAAGTACTTATTCTGTAGGTACTGTTGAAGACGATGACAATATTGCATATGTTTTTACTCCGAATGGTTTTACCCGTAATCCTACATTAAAATTATATAGAGGGCAAACTTACCGATTTGAAATTGACGCACCTGGACATCCTATAGCATTTGCTCTTAGTAGAAGCTTTACACCAGGAACCGCTGTACTAACAGCAGGTAATGAAGGAATAAGAGGCGAAGGCCTATTTGGAGCAAGTCTCTATGACGAACAAGGCGTAGCATACGATATAGGCGATTTTATTGTACTTCCTACTGGGGGCAGTGTTGCATTTGAAGATGATGAAAATATTAGTCAGTTATACCCAGACGGCATTCGTAAGCTAGGCGAAGAAGGCGAACAAGTTGGAACACTTTATTTAGAAAAGGGTACTATTGAATTTACTATTCCTATGAATGCACCTGACAGACTATTTTATATTTCAAAAAATGATGTCAATACTAGCGGACAAATGCGAATTTATGATATAGAAGAAAATACTGCAATTGATGTAGAAAATGAAATTTTAGGTAAAAAAGATTACGTCAGTGAAAATGGTATAACATTTAGTAATGGCATGAAGGTATATTTCCAAGGTAATGTTACTCCTGAGAAGTATGCTCAGGGTGAATGGTATGTTGAAGGAGTGGGGGATAAGATTAGTATTGTATCCGAGCGTGATTTAATAATTCCTGCTGCGTATGCTGACGAAGTTTTAGTACCTTTTGATAGTCAAGGATTTGACAGACTGCCATTTGGAGAATCAACTAGTTATCCTACTACAAAAGATTATATTGTATCTAACAGATCGAGTAAAGATAGAAATGCTTGGGCAAGATATAATAGATGGTTCCATAAAGACGTAATTGAAGAAAGTGCATTAATAAATGAAATAGAACCTTTGTTGGATCAAGATGCAAGAGCAAAGCGTCCTATTATAGAATTTGAAGCAGGCTTAAAACTTTATAACTTTGGAACATTTGCAAAAGATGATGTTGATCTTATTGATAACTTTACAACTGATGTATTTTCTACTATTGAAGGTAGTTTAGGTTACAACATCGACGGAGTTGATGTATCTCAAGATATGCGTATCCTATTCACTGCTGATACTGATGTTTTAGTAAAAAATAAAATTTATAAAGTTAATTTTATTAAAATAGGAAACGATAGGCAAATTAGTCTTATTGAACAAGACGACACTGACGCATTAGATTTAGAAACAGTTCTAGTTACTCAGGGTAATACATATGCAGGTTCTAGTTGGTTTTATGAAAACGGATCTTGGGCCATTGGACAAGCAAAAACTGTAATCAACCAATCACCATTATATGATTTATGTTGCCCTAACGGAAATCCGTACGGTGATACAAATGTATTTGAAAGTACTACTTTTAGAGGAAATAAAATATTCTCATACAAAGAAGGCGAAGGTGCAAATGATAGCGAATTAGGATTTCCGCTATCTTATCGAAATATTGAAAATAGCGGCGACATCGAATTTGAATTTAATTTACTTACTGATTCTTTTGATATTCAGCAAGATGAAGGTGTTCTAAATATTACAACTGATGATGCTTATTTAAGAAAGTATGAAACTCGAGACACGTTTAATTATGTAAATGGCTGGTCAAGTACTCCAGTTAAAACTAAACAGTATGTGATAAGAGAATATGTTAGTACTGAAGACCTAACAAACTTTTTTGAAATTGATGTTTATAAACGATCAGGTGAATTAAATGATTTAAAAGTTGTTGTGTTTTTGGATAACAAATTTCAAAAACGATTATTTGATTATGAAGTTACTGATATTAATGGATCGGCATTTGTAAGATTCTATAAAGATTTATCTCTTAATCAAAAAGTGGTTATTAAAACATTAAGCAAATCTAAAAAAACTGAAAACGGTTATTATGAATTTCCTATAAATTTAGAAAGAAATCCGCTTAACGAAAATATTAATACATTTACATTAGGCGAAGTAATCGACCACGTTGATAGTATGGTTCCTGAAATTGATACATTTAAAGGTGAATATCCGGGTAATAGTAATTTAAGAGATTTAGGCGAT